GACTGGCTGATGTTCCACTTAGAAATCGTTGAAAGATTTGTCGTACAGTCTTTGCTTCAGTATGGTTGATAACTAAGTTGCCATCCTCAATTGAATATCCATAGGGTGCTGAGGATACATGGAATTTGCCACTAGCAAAACGTTTCCTGATTGCCCAGCGTAGATTTCCGGCAGTTGAGTGGGATTCATCCTGGGCAATACTGCTAAGAATCGATAGAAATAACTCACTGGCCATTGCTCCAGTATTGATATGCTCTTTCTCAAAGATAATTGGAATATTCAATTGCTGTAATTCCCGGACAATCTGCAAACAATCAGTTGTATTTCGTGACAAACGGCTAATTGATTTGGTCACCACGAGGTCAATCCGGTGATTATGACAATCAGTTAGTAATTCTTTTAAGGCGTTCCGCTTGGTCATCTTGGTGCCTGAGATTCCTTCATCATAGTAGATCTTAGCCAGCTCCCAATTAGGGTGGTTGTTAATGTACTTTTGATAATGGGCACGTTGATTTTCAAGACTCTCCAGCTGTTCAATATTGTCCGTCGAAACTCGACAATAAGCTGCTACACGGAGTTGCTTGACATTACGGTGGTAGCTTTGGATTTTAGTAATGGTTGACATGACAACCCTCCTTTCGTCAGTGTGGTATGTTAGCTCTGGAGGCTTGATGTATCAACGTTTCCGGGCCCTAATAATGGTGGAAATGATTGTTTATTTAAGGAATCAATGTCTTTAAATTCGGTGGGCGAAATAAGGCCTTTATTAAGTAGAGTCTGGATGATCTGTTTTGCTTGTTGATAATGCAAATCGTTCAATAATTGCTCTGAACTAATATTCGTACTTGTTGATATTAGTGGTTGATGAGTCACTGGTTGTACTTTTTTTACCATGTTTAATTACCTCCACTGATAAGCCAGAACAAGCGGAAAAGTAAACCATGGTAAAAGAAAAAAGCTGACAGAAAACTGCCAGCTAAAAGTTGAAAAATCAAAATATATCAGATATCATTAGTAAATGAAAAGAGAGCAACGAGCGGCATCTCGTTACCCTCAAACGCAGTTCAGGTGACTGAAGGATAGCTAACCGTTATGGTTAGCTTTTTTTATTATCGCGTAGGCTTTAGCACAGTCAATGACTAGCTGGCCGATTGCCACGATAACTAAGGCGGCATTAATTGCTGCTCCTCCAGTCCTTTCCTAAATAACATGACTCTCACCTCCACAGTTCAGATTATTTGAGGGGTGTGTAGCCACGTTAACTGCTAAGTCTTTCATGATGGGAGCGACCCATCAAGTCCGACCTAATAGCATTTTATCATAGAAACAACAAAAAGCCTGCAGACCGGAGTCCACAGGCATAAATCAGAGTAATTGATTGACACGTTTTTGAATTTGAATTGGATCATAACCAGCTTGTTTCAAACGGGTAATTCGCTCATTACCATTTCCCCAGGAACCACGGATAACTTCACGGGCAATTTGGTCGACTGACTTACGATTCAATAATTTATTAACTTTTTCTTGCACGACTGAGTAGTCGTAACCCGCAGCAGTTAAACGTTTTTGACGATCGACACCATTACCCCATTGCCCATTCAATACTTCTGCAGCCAGCTGATCAGGGTTCTTCCTGGTAACTGGCTGTTTTTTGTTAATAACTGCTGCGTAATCGATATAGGCATAATCTAGATCACAGTTGCCATTGACACCTGGAACAGAACCAGTAGAGGAATGTTGCCAGATTCCGTAATTACCACCATAGTTACAACGTGGACCATATTCGGCTATCCAGATTGCATAACGCTGAGCAACAGTGGGAGAGATGTAATTTTGCAGTGGTGAACGAGAAATATATAAACCCGCATAGCAACCATTCTGTTCCAAAACGCTACAGAAGCTTTTTACTAAGCTATCACAAAAGTTGCGTCCGTTAGCAAATTGCCACTTTTCTTCCAAATCAAAGTAGATTGGATAATCAAAGTGCCGATTACCAAGGACGGTTAAGCAAGCCCGAGCTTCGTTGGCTGCATCAGCAGGTGAAACTGCATAGGAGCACCAGTAGGCCCCAACTTGCAAACCTGCCGCTTTGGCTTGTGCATAGTGTTCCGCAAAATAATGATCTACTTGGCTAGCAGAACGACCGTAGCCAGCTCTAATTAGGACGAATTTTACGCCGCTTGCTTTGACTGCATTAAAATCAACGTGACCTTGCCATTCAGAAATATCGATTCCTGGAATCATTACTTGTCACCATCCTTATTATGAAGTTGTTGAAGAACATTTTTTAATTTATCGGGTACAGGTAATCCTAATCGACTCGTGTTTTCTAATAGAGAAATACCTTCGTTAGAGATATAGAAGAAAATGGTTGCTGTGCGAATTGCGGAGCCATTTTTTAGTAAATACACATCAAGACAGTGAGCAATGCCAACCAATAATAGAATTAAAACCTTGCGGGTAAGCCCGCGAAATCCAATCTCACTGGATAATTTATGTTCACTAACGGCGCAAAGAACTCCGGTGATATAGTCCACGACCATAAAAATCAGGAGAATATATAGGAAACCATCGAGTCCTCCTAAAAACCAGCCAAGGAAAGCGCCAATAGCTCCGAAACACGTATTGATTACCGTTAAACTAGTTGTCTTCATTTGGATTATCAACTCCTTTCGAATATTCGGCCTTGATCTCCATATACTCGTGGTTGTATTTAACATCGTCAATGAAGCCAATATTGTAGCCACGTCCTTCAAACCATATATTGGTTTCTTCATCAATATCATCGCGATATCGAATGATGAATGATAATTGCTTTTCCAATTTTACGGTGACAGCGGTGTAATACTCTTGTCCGTGCAGGGCGGAAACTTTTGCCCACACATCACCCAGACGTACATCCTTGTACATTGACATTCCAGTATTAGGATTTTCGCCGACATATTTCTTCTTCATTAGCGTTATTCGCCGGTCTAATTCACCAATATCAACAATCTTACTAACACGTTTGTTTTGTTGTTGCATTAAAACTCCTCCTTCCGGTAAGGAGACAAGATGGCCCGGAGAAATTTGATCATGGCATCAAAATCGGCGGTTTCCCGATATTCGTAAAGGTAAGCCACGGTATAAAGAATTGCGGTATGAATATCATCGGGGAGGGGGTCGAATGCGGATAGTGGTTGACGAAGTACATTCTCGACTGTAGCTGTTGCCGATCCAATTAACTTCGTAATTAGGTCATCCTCAACAGTGTTATCCACCCTCAGGTAGGCTTTTGCTTCGGCCAAAGTAATAGCAGCCACATTTCATCAATCCTTTCTATTTAGCAGCCATGGACAAGGTTTTAATTGCTTCTGGTAGGATAACTTTACCGTCAACTCGTTGTGAGCCTAAGAAGCCAACTTGACCAGTTACGGCATAAAGTTCATTCAGACGTTTGAAGGTTCGTCCTTCTCGATCTGCAATCCAGTAGTAGTTAAAGTCACCGAAAAGAACTGGCTTATTAGCAGCAGCCAATGTCGGCATGAATGGACTAGTGTAAACCGGACAGTTAAGAATTCGGTCTGGTTGGCCTACCTGAACGGAAGGTTGCCAAATGTATTGGTCGTTCTTATCTTTCATTTTGCGGATGGCTTTCACGGTATCATCGTTCATCAAAAAGACAGCGTTTTGACGATATGGCGCCTTTAAGGAATAGAAAAGGTCAATTAAATCATCAAAAGTTAACGCATCGGCCTTGGCAGCTGTGGATCCGGCTGAAGCGCCATTAGTGTCGGTTAGGATACCAGTAGGTTGACCAGTACCGGTACCGGTTAAAAAGGCCTGTTCTTCAGCATTACCGAGTCGGCGTCCAAATTCATCGGAGAGATAAGACATCAAATCAAATGCGGAATCGTTTAGTAATTCTTCTGATACTTTGATCAGGGTCCCCAACTTATGTGCGCCTAGTGACACCTGACTAAATTGAGTGTTGGACTCTGTGTAGGCCGCTTCTTCTTCGAGCCAGGCTGCAGTACCTTCACTGGCTACCACTGTAATTTTGTGTTCGCCGCTATTGGTTTGGATGACATGACTGATCGTTCGCAGCACGTTTGCTTCTTGCAACTTTTGGATAAGTTGGTTTTCAAATTCGTCGGGCACTAAGAAACCACCATCGGGGTCCGCACCTTCCTTAAGAGCATCCACGACGGCATGTCCACGCATCATTTGCCAGAAATCTTTTGCATAAGCATCCTGTCTCTTTGGTAGCTGATCAGCAGTTGGGGAATTAGTAAGGGCCTTACAGGTAGGTTGGTTCAGTGCCACTTCAATTTCTGCCTGCTTGTGCCGTCGATTG